ATGGATCAAGAACCTGAACTCGAATACATGATGCGACTCTCGAGAAGCGTCGAACTTGCGAACCAGGTGTGAACATGAATCCAGCACTTGACTTCCTTCTGAAGAAGAAGGGTCCAATTCCATTGATCCCTTTCTTTCGAATCGTGAAAGGCGCTGGTGAACTTGGAGTTGAATTCGCAGAGGCTGGCGCAGCTGGGGAATTCATTCTCGAAGGAGGAGGCATCACAACCGCGGATGCACTCACAGGAACAGATTTCTATTCACCATCGATTCGACGTTACGAATCATCTGCGCTTGGATCATCAAGAATCATTTGATTTTGGTTTGTTAGGGTGGCAGTTGCCACACACTTCAACAGGAAATAAATCTTTGTCGCATCGAATAATAGTCTTCGATGGTGGACTTTGTAACGTCCAATTGATTTGTGCGTGTTCACAGTAATACAAACTAAAACATTGGGAGCAACGTACACACATTATTCTTCACCTTCAATTCTCTTTATCATTGCGTCACTTCCATGGCAACGCTTGTGTCGCAATCACGACATTCAAAGAAGATACGAACTCCCCATTGCATCGATTCAACTTTACCTTCCATCGATCCACACACGCAAACCATCCGGACTTTGTCGCCCTGGTCAAAAATAATTGCCGTACTCATACATACCACTCCGGCCATTCACCAGTTTCTTTCCAAATCTTGAACGCAATTTCGTCTTGTTCTTTGCGTCGTTCATCATGTAGAAGCAACATTGATCGAACCCATTCAGAGAAATTGGGTTTTTTCTGTGCTAATTCATAAGTTTCTTCATCCAGTACTACTAACTTCTTCCTCATTGTTCTAACCGAACCCCTTTGGATATATAGATATACCCTAATTTTTGTTGAAGTCGAAGACGAAACTGCATATTAGTGGTGGAATGGCTGTAGTGCGCGGGCCTATCAGCCCCGATAACCTGACGCGCATTAGTAAAGCGACCGGCTTCGCCGGTATATAATCGACCCAAATTGCTGTCCGATTGACTCGCTTCGCTCGCGAAGATTTAATCCAGGTGCAGGGGATCACTACATGTCCGGTTTACTTTATACACCGTCGAGCAGTGGAAGTGGTATGGCTACCGCTAAAACTGGATCCTTTTACCTGACTGAAACTATTGTATTGCCCCCAGCATCCGCTGATGGATCTCGTGTCCAGGGCACTATTGACCTTGGAGCATACGTTAACGTAGCAACCGGCCAAGCCATTGCTATTGATTCAGTAGACTTTGTTCATCAAAACGGCGACAACTTCGATGGTAACGTGGAAGGAATGCTTGCAGCCAATGGTGCTTTGTCAATGCAACTTACTGATCTAAACCCTGGAACTGCATTTGTTCGAGCTGACAACCAATCCCTTATCGCTTCGAGTTCTTTGAACATCGACGTTGCTAACAACATTGGTTCCCACGCTAGTGACATTTTCCCAGACAACTATGGATCGGCTGGCACATTGAGCGAGATGTTCATGGTTGTCAACGATACCTTGTACCTCGTTGGTGGACCTGATGGCGCAGCAACTAGTGCAGCAACAGTTAATCTGACTGCACGTATACGCGCTCGTGTTGTCAAACTTGGCAGCAAGGACTGGATGGCTCTCGCTCTACAATCGACCGCTTCTGACAACTGAGGCGATCTACATTGGCTTGCGAAACATGCCGACTCTTACAGGAGTTGCTTGAAAGTGCTGGGGTCTCTCCTTCTATTGCTGAGCCGGCTGGTAAATTGCTTGCCCCGGCCGAGAAGAAGGTCAAGCGGAAAGCGAGTGCTTACAGTATCAAGTACGGTAAGGCTTTCAAGCGAGTCGCTGGAAAATACAAGCTCAAGTCAGGACGATGGGCAAAAGACGGATTCAAGCGAGCACAAAAAGCAGCTCACAAATTAGCTAAGACAATGAAGTGATACTATGGATGCAGACAGAGAAAGAACGCTACGTATTGAAATCCCTCCATGTGCAGTTAGTGGAGATGGCAACGCCTGGTTAAACCTACAAGGTTTGAATGGATGGCAACAAGTTCCTTCTGCACCTACCGCTCTCTATTGGTCAGGTTCTATTGATCTAAGTGGATACGCACGTGACTACAAAACATTCTATCCAGCAGGTGGAGTTATTCAAGAAGGTCCTCAGTGGAGCGCGTTTGATGGTTCGGGTCAAACTGTATTTACCGTAGTGTCATCAGTTCCATTGAATCCAGATAATTTGCTTCTACAAATAGGCGGTAATGGTGGACCAGGGTTTATTGATTTTTCAGGGGTTTTATCCACTCGTACAGGTCAACAAGATTGGACTACAGTTTTGTTTGCTGAATCTCAAGTCAATTTAATCAATACTAATCTTCCTGAACTTGGAGTATGCCAACCAATAACTGTCAAACAATCTGGTTCATTAAGTCCAACTGCGGCTCAAGTATTGTACGTTATGAAATTAGTTATCCCATTTACTATTGGTGATTTAATTGGAACTACCCTCGGCATTCCAGCATCTCGAGTTATTCTTCCTGGTACTATGGATCAAGAACCTGAACTCGAATACATGATGCGACTCTCGAGAAGCGTCGAACTTGCGAACCAGGTGTGAACATGAATCCAGCACTTGACTTCCTTCTGAAGAAGAAGGGTCCAATTCCAT